CAGATCCTGTACCATCAACTGTCTTAATAGCTGTTAGGATCTCGGCAGCTGTCTGATCAGCAGTAGCGTTAGCTTCAATAGCGTTAAGCTTAGTGTGGTCTGCATCCGTAAACACATTCGAATCCGTAGCAGATTCAACTAGTGTGCGAATCTCGGCAGCTGTCTGATCAGCAGTAGCGTTAGCTTCAATAGCGTTAAGCTTAGTATGATCTGCATCCGTAAACACATTCGAATCCGTAGCAGATTCAACTAGTGTGCGAATCTCGGCAGCTGTCTGATCAGCAGTAGCATTAGCTTCAATGCCGTCTAGCTTATCAAATAGAGATGCGTGTGCAGTAATCATGACTACAGCGTTGCCTGTCAGATTGAGCAAGCTACCTGTAGAACTTTCGACAAGTGTACGAGAGAGCGTAGTACCGGATGCCGTATAAGTACCCGTACCTACTTCAAACGCATTGCCGTCTTCGATAGTGTAATGAATGGTCTGACCGTTAGTGATACCGCCATCAGAAAAAGACTGATACCCAGATACAGCAGACCCCAGCGTAATAGCGCCAGTGCCTGTCGTACTTGTTAGTACCTTTACCCGGTTTGCAAAATCGACCATTGTAATACCTTACGTAATCTGAAGGACACCGTTTGCTGCACTAAAGTCAACAGTGAAGCTGTCACCGTCATTCAGAGTAAGGGAAGAGCCATAATCGTAGTACCCAATAAGCGGGTCAGCAGGAGACGTAACAGTGTCGTTAAATAGATAAACGTATCGGAAAGGACCAATAGAACCACCAGAGGCAGTCAGTGTTTTGTCAGCTAACACAAGCTTGTATACACCACTCGCCTGCGTAGACGAAGACGTAGTTACGTTGCGGTCACCCGACAGATTGCTGTAGCTAACCTGTGTCAGATTTCCCAGAATGCCATTCCCGTCAGAAGCGGGGTTTGAAGACTCGGAAGCAGGAGCAGTATTTGTGAGAGCAATCACAATTTGATCCGACTCCAAGTCCATATTATGAACAGCGTTCTTTACGAAGTCGTTCACTTTATTAAAAGTTGCCATTGTGATGTCCTCTTAAAGATACAAAGGGGCCAGCATAAAGCCAGCCCCAAAGTCTAGTGATTAGGTCTGTGCCGGAGCAACGTCGTTTGCAGCAATGGCAGCATGTTTGTCGCCAATTGCATTAACGTCCATCAATACAGCCCACACGCGCAGTTTACCTGCAGTGAGTGCATCTTCCGTAACAAACTTAAGGTCGATGGTGTCCGCAGCAGTCGTGATCATGATCTGTGCAGCTTCAGCGGCAGGCGTACTTCCGTAGTCACCATCCGAAGCGCCGACAATATCAAGACCGTCAACGTACTTATCAACAACACCGCCTGTGAAGCCGAGGTCTACAGTACCAGTAGTACCAGTAGCAGACGTCAGAACTTCAATACCAGAAGCGAGAATCGCAGTGCCTTTAGGCACGTTAATCATCGTCTCGGTATCACCAGCGGCATAGTCAGCACCGTTCTCAGTGATCTGAGCAGCAATGTCCAACTCACGCTCAACAAGATACGGAGCAGGACCACGAGAGCCTTTTCCCTGTGCAGGGAGGTCAGCAGCAGTATAAGCAGCCATAAGTCTTTCTCCTCTTAAGCTACGTTGTACTTAGCGGTACAGATTGCCTCTGGACGCAGAATCTTACGACCATAGAGGTGCATACCACGAACGATGTCCGCGAACGAGTCGGGGTCACGGTACGTTTCAACCTTGTTGATCTGCTCTGCCGAAGCAACAGCTGAATCATGACCCGAAACAATCACACCGTAGTTGGCGTTCTGGTTAGCAGAACCAGCGGTGTCTGCACCAGTGCCGACGGACGGCAGGTTGTTCGAGACGTACACACGGAAGCCGTGCAGGTTGTTGAGAACGAGACCGTTCTGCAGGCCCGAACCACCGAAGTCTGCGTTCAGAAGACGACCGTCTTCGTCTTTCAGCATTTCGATGAACGTCGGGTCGAGGACCAGCCAACGACCACGGGTGTCAACATTCTGCTGATCAAGGCGACGCGACATACGTGCAACGATCTGCAGAGGGGAGACAGTGGCAGTCGGGACAGTGGTTGCACCCGGCAGACGAATAGCAACAGGGATCGAGTGATCGCCTGCAGAAGCCGTCGTGATAGAGTTAAAGGAACCCTTGGTCAGCTTCATTGAAGTAAGCAGTTCGTCAGAACCAGCCGTCGAAACAGCTTTGGTGCCGGAGACAGAATCGTTAACCGCGTCGGCAGAGCCGTGTTTAGCGGACTGCTTGTAGCCTGCCAGATAGCCCAGACATTCCTGATCCATCTGATCTGCAAGACGGTAAGCAGCACGATCCGTAGCGAGACGCATGAAGTCGATGTGGCTGTGGGCCTCTTCGATGTCATCCATCTTGAAAGCAAAGTAGTTAGCTTTGTCTACGGTCAACTGAAAGTCCGTGTCTTCCAAGTCCTGAGCGGTGACAGAAGTACCACGATCATAGGTCGAGACGGAGATTTCCGGCTCTTTCATGATGCGAACGGTGTCACCTTGGTTTGCAATTTCACCAAAGTAATCAGAGTTGGTGATTGCGTTTGCAACAGCCGCCTTGCGGAAGGCGATCTGCGTTTGTTTGGAGTAGATTACCGGTGAAAAGTTGCCGTTTGGCAGGTTACCGTATCCACTTGCTTTAGCGAATGCCATAGTTGTTTCCTCCTAAGATATGGCAATGTTTAAGAAACACTTCATATCCACGAAAGAGGCCGCTTGTTTGAGGGTGGTCAGGTGCTATCAGGATGGCCGTCCTTCAAGCTCTGGGCCTCTACAGTCGGGTAGTCTTTAACGTAGCATGTGTGTAAAACACTAAGAACCTAGCTTTGGTTCTTTGTGCTAATAGTTTTACCTACTTATTTATTTTTGTCAACTACTTGTTTGACATATCGTAGATAAACTTACCAGAACGCATGGCTTCTTGGATTTCATCCATACGTTTCTCGTATTCCCTAGCACTCATCTTAGCGATTTGAGACTCGCGCAGGAAACTTGCTGACTCGTTTTCCTCTGGCTTAGCAGAAGAACGAGCCTTAACTGAAGATGCCGCACTCTTGTCATCTGACTTCTGCGGCTTGGAGTCGATGCCATTGTCTACTTTGTAGAGATCAATAACACGGGCGACAGACTTTGAGTCATACTCATCGTCATACAAAGCGTTCTGCATTGCTTTAGGCAGATTACTGGCCCACTCATGAAATACTTCATCCGCACGGATCTCAGCGAAGTCTGGATGTAGAGACAGTAGTTCTGCTTCTGCCTTCTGCTTACGCGCATCTAGGCGCATAGCCTCCACTTCTTTCAACCGATCATCCAGATCCAACGTCTGCTTCATTGCCTTGTCTTCTGCGATAGCTTCGACAATAGCTGCAACGTCAGGGTACTTCTTAGCCCATGCCTCGACGTCTTCTTTCGTCTTAGGCAAAGTAAACTCTTTGTTCGCAGACTTCTCTAGCTGGGACTCAAGCTTCTCAATGCGAGACTTCCAGTCCTTCTCTTTATCTGCCATGTGCTTGCGGATTTCACCGTAGCGCTGCTTGAAGGTCTTTTCTTCCGCGCTTAGCTCTCCTTCGTCAGATCCATCTGAGTCGGATGCTTGCTTTTCCTTTGAGGTTTTTTCTTGTTTGGGATCGTCTTCATCTTGTACTTCGGCTGTCTCAGATCCCTCGCTATCGGATTTGGCTTCTTCGACTTGCTCTTCATCGTCTTCCGTAGAAGCGTCACCCTTTAGCAGCGCCGCAAGTTCCGCTTCTTCCTTTGCAATCTTAGCCTGATTCTTGTTATGCGTGAATGAATCTACTGAAAGCTCTTGTTCTTGCATGGTTGTTTTCCTTATGTTGGGGCCAGCTTTTTAAGCCGGGTAGCCTTATAGTTATTCTCAGGAGTTGTCAAATTAGATTTTTCTACCCCATTCGAAGCAAGTATAGTCTTCTATCCAGAAGCCCTGTAGTTCCAGATTACGAACGGCATTAGTCCTGATATCTAGTTCACATGACTCCCGTGTCTTAAACAGATTTGGACCTGTAAAGTTAGTGCACCTCTTAGCAGGTACATCGCCTGCAGCCATCGTACAAGCAAATACTAAAGCAGAGAACATGATCAGGTATCCTTGTTTTACGTGTTAGGTAATTCCGCCATAGTCCGCCGCAGCGTCAGCATCTGCATCTCCTGAGAAACCCGCCTCTGCGCCGGAAGCGGACGGCCCCGGTCCGGGAGCAGTACCCGATGAAGGTGCAGGACCAGACATGCCGGGAGGTCCAAAGGCCCCTACGTCGCCCATAGCAGCCGATTGATCAGAAGGCGTCGTATTGCCGGGTGCGCCTGCAAATTTATCTGCGGAAACTACCTTACCATACATATCAAAAATATCATCTTTGGTCAAACCAGCAGCACCTCGTGAAAAGAAGCCTAGTGCATCTATTAGTGACACGGCCTTGTCTTTATCGCTTTGCGTGGCTGTAGGATCACTTAAAGTTTCAACTGCTCGACTATGTTCCATTGCTGATCCAACGAGGCCAAGAGCGCCTCTCGCGAACCCTGCTCCGGGAATTGCAAGCCCTGTTAAGGCTCCAATGACTTGATTTGTAGGGTCATTACGGGCATTGTATTGATCAATAGCCGCATCAATAGTATCAGTATTAAAGCTCATAGACTCCGGGGCAGTGTCTGCGGCGTTTTCAGCGTCTAACCGTTTGAAACCTTCAGGTACAGGCTCATCCGCCCTGACAGTCATAGACAGGCCGTCATCGTTTGTAACTACACGGAATGGATTAGGCAGGCTAGTTGAACCCGTAAGATTATGCAACTCTCGCTGTGTAAGACCGCCCACATTCATCTGCATAGCAGGTGCTGGCTCTTCCATAACTTGCAACTCAGAAATATCAAACGGCAGCATCTCTTCTGCTGGTTCACCACCAACACGCCCGTTCTGCTGCATACTATCGTAACCCATCTTTGCGGATGTACGAAGGTCTTCAAAGAATTTCACGCCGTAATACTGAACCACATCTGCTGGTACAACATACTCGCCTGCACTCAGCTGAGCGGGGATGTCATCCCGTACTTCTTCAGGAGATGCACCCATAGGCACATCATTACCGGAAACTGGATCTACGCCAACTGTAGTATCTGGAGCAGCGCCTGTACTCTGTGCAGCCGACTGCAAAGCAGCCATCATTTGTTCTTCATTCATGGATAAGCCACCCTCGTTGTATCCTGCATATTCCATATCTAGTTTTGCATTTTTAGCAAGCACTAGTGGTCCAATTTGTATTACTTCTTCTGCTTCACGTACTGGTATGTGTTTGCTGTTTTCGCCTCTTACATAAAAAGAGCTTTGTCTACGAGGGTCAAAACCAACTTGAGTCCACTCAGGATCATTTAAAAGAGCAGCACCTTTTTCACGAATCGCTTCTACATCTAAGTCTTTAACTTCGCCAGATACAGTAGCATAAGGTGTTTTACCTCCACCTGTGCCAATCTTCTCACCCGTTTTTTGAGATGCTAAAAATTTTACAGGCCCATCACCCACGCCTTTATAGTGAATAGCTTTGGCATAATGTGTTGCTGTGTCACCCTTTGGTCTACCAGCAACAATCCAAGTATCGTAAGCTTTGTACGCGGGGATATCCAAACGACCGTTGAAACGATCCCCTATCTTTAGGGCCGACTGTGTAACACCTAAAGATTCTGCTGTATCTGGAGATAAGACAAACTTACCGTCTTCACGCTGGTTTGAGTTTAAGGAAAACACTGTTGCTTTATCACTAGGCTCTCTCGGTAGAGCATCCCAAGATTCAACAGGTTTATAGGCATTAACATTTTCTAAATGCTGCTCTCTAGTGATTTTTTTATCACGTAACGCTCTAGCGGACTCTTCTAATTCAGGTGTACGAATATCGGGGTCAACTTGTCTAAAGCTAGTTACGAGAGACTTTGCATTCTTTTGCCAAGATGCTGCATCATCTGCTTCATCTAACGCAGATACGAGTTTATCATAGGCCTCGTTGGAAACCTGCCGCATCGCCCCGCCTGCAGTTTTTATAGCCTTGCCTGCAACATCTCCTACGACGGGGACAATGCCTACAATACCTGCAGCCGCATTAAGCCCAGCACCCAGATAATCTCCCTCCTGCAAAGCCTCCGCTGTATCCTTTATTGCAATAGCCTCACCTACAACAGGAAGAGATTCTAAAGCAAACTGCCCCACATCTTGTAGTGTAGCTTCTGGCTTTTCCTCGTAATTTGAAGGGTCTGTTTTGTCCACTGCAAACTGAGGTAGCCGAACAAGACCTTCAGATAACGCCATTTCCGTTTGCTCTTCTAAAGCACCCATGTCTGCGTTTTCATTCTCAGCCATTGACCTTATCCCTCAAATACTTCATCCGCTGATATGCTTGAACTGC